GGCCGAGCTGCTCCCGGGGCGCGACGACCAGACTGGTCGTTGACGTGTACGCGCGGCAACCCTGCGGTGTGGCGGGATTGCCCCACTGGCGGCGCATCGCCACGAACGACCCGCCCAAGCTCCGTATCGGGCTGGTGACAATCACAGCCGCAGGCGAGCTCGCGGCTGCGCTCCATCTCCCCGGCGCTCTGCGTGAAGCGGCCGGGACAGATCCGGTGCAGACTGGGCAGGTCGTCGCCGAGGCACATCCCCGACCGCGGCCCAGGCCTCACTCGCGGCCCTTCGGCAGGCGCAGCTCCGGGGACACGTGCGGCAGAAGCTCGTCCGCACGCTGGAAATCGGCCGGCCCGAGCTGGCCGCGCGCAGCCTCGGCAAGGATCTGCTGGAACTCGGTGTCCGCCTGCTCGCGCGTCGGCGGCGTGGTGTCGCACATGCTGTACTCCATGGGGTGTCGGCGTCACTGCCATGCAGGACTGGTCGTGTCGTACTCCGCCCACAGCGTCAGCTCCGGGAGGCTGCTGCTCCCGAAGTCCTGGCCGCCTTGGACGGCGTGGAGAACCTTCTGGTACTTCCGCAGGGTCCAGTCGAGCGAGCAGGCGACCGTGATGCGGACCCGGGTGTCGGTCGCTGTGACCGTGGCGACCGTTCCCGAATGCCGCTCCAGCGCGGCGCGCAGCGCCATGCCGCGCAGGCTGAGCTGCACGCTCATGCTTCGCCCCTCACTCTCCGAGACAAGTTGAACTCTTCTCGAAGAGTAGCGCGTTTCCCGGTAGTGTGTCAGCTACAGCACCCGAACAGGTAAGGAAGGGGCGCACGGTGAGCGACCAATCGCCGTACCTCGTCATCGCCGAAGCCCTCCGCGCCGACGTCGCAGGCCTCGAACCCGGCGACAAGCTGCCCTCCGTCTCAGTCCTCTCGAAGAGGTTCGGAGTGGTCCCCTCCGTCATCGCCCGCGCGTACGGGATCCTTGTCGGCGACGGCCTCGTCATCTCCCGGCACGGCAAGGGCTACTATGTGCGCGGCCCGGAGACCGCCGACCTGCTCGTACGCCGCCACCGCCCACGCAGCAAAGACTCCCCGTTCGCGCAGGGCGCCGCGGAACAGGGCGTGGTGGGCAGCTGGCAGCACGACTCAGCGACCGCCCGCGCGCCGGCCAGCGTGGCTACGCGGCTGGGCGTCGCCGAGGGCGATGCGGTGATGCGCACCGAGTACGTCTACCTCGCGAACGAAACGCCGGTGCAGCTGGCCACGTCGTGGGAGCCGCTGGCGGTGACCGGGGGGAGTGTCATCGTGCTGCCCGAGGCGGGCCCGGCCGCCGGGATCGGTGTGGCCGCGCGCATGCGCCTGATCGACATCGAGGTCGGTACGCCGGTTGAGCGCGTGGTATCGCGGCGCGTGACGCAGGCCGAAGCCGTCAGGTTGCAGTGCTCGCCGGGTGAGCCGGTGCTGTTCATCGAGCGCACCTACTACGACCAGGCGACCGGCCGGGCGGTGGAGACGGCGGACATCACGGCACTTGGGTCGCGGTGGGTCGCCGAGTACGGCCAGCGCCCGTAACGCAGAACGCCCCTCCCGCATGGAGGACGGGAGGGACGAACGCGGGGCCCACGCCCCTCCTGGTTGTCCGGGCTGGCCGGAGGCATTCGGTGCATCGCGGGCCCGACCAGAGTAGCGGGGGAGCCGTCCCCGGGGCCCCACGCACCCGAGGACGGCAGCTCTTACTTGTGCGGCATCGCCGTCCACGCGGCCGCCGCCATCCCCCCAACAGCGCCCAGCACCCCGAGAACCGGCAACGGCCAACGCCGCTTCGCCGAATCCTCCAGCTCCTTCGAGTGCCGCTTCTGCGTCGCCCCCATCGCGTCCTGCCGCTCGCTCATCACATCGAGACGGCCGTTGAGCTGTGCGAAGCGAGTATCCACGTGCCCACGAAGCTCGGCGAAGCCGACCTCAAGGGCACGCTTCAGCTCCGACAGCTCAATGTCCGCCACTGGCCGTCTCCTGCCCCTTCGGGGCAGGGAGGAGTGACGCCGTACCCGGTGCCCCGACCTTCGCCCCCATCAGTCCCAGCACCACGCTCACGCACGCCGGTATCGCCGCCAACGCCGCCGACCGCAACGACGATACGGCCAGCAGGTTCGCGCCGTGCGCCGCCAGCATGCCGATGACGCTGACCCCGTAGGTGGTGGCGACGCGCTCGCCGAGGTCGCGCCAGTACGCCGGGGTCACGACGCGGTCCCGTCGAGCTTGTGACCCATCGCGGACAGCAGCGCCGACACGAGCGTCGGCACCAGCGCCGGAGCCACGGCCGCAGCCAGCGCCTGCACCTGCGCGTCCGTCAACTGCACCGCCCCGACCTTCGCGACGGCCGTCTGCGTCTCCTGGTTCTGCAGCTTCACCGAAGCGAGCATCCCCATGATGTCCGAGTAGTGCTTGTCGCCGTACTGCAGGAACGTTGCTACGGCCGTGTCGACGGGCTTGCCACTGGCGTCCTTGTTGAACTGGTTCGGGATCAGGTAGTTCACCACGTGCTTGGCGATGAGTTCGCCGTCAGCATCGGTTGCGGGCATGTCGACCTCCGGTCGTGGGTACTGGCCGAAATCGGGTGTCTCGGCGGTGTCGAAATCGGCGCCCCCCGCCAGGGTGGTGCCGCCAGGCTGGCGGATCGTGGCGTACGACGCCCACACGCCGCCCGACCACGCCACCGTCTGCCACAGGTAGCGCAGGCCGTACGAGTGGGCGCCCTCGATGACGTGCAGCCCCCCGTACACGCCCACCAAGTCCAGCCCCAGCACCGAGACGGCGCCCTGGAAGTACGCGGCGACCGCGCCCCACGTGGTATCGGTGTCCACCGCGAAGTGGATCGGCACGGTGTCCGGCAGGCCCACCATGGAGCGCTGCGCCCGCGCTGCCTTCGCGTCATCCGCGCCCGCGGCGAAGCCCTGCAGCGCCCGGGTGGCGGTCGACTCCCACACCACCACGATCCCGAGGCCCGCCGCCGAGTACTGCTGCACCTCGGACCCGGTGAGGTTCTTCGTGATGTCGTTCGAGAAGTAGCGGGCGACCCACGTCGCACCGGTGGCCTTGATCTGCGCGACGTTCGGCGTCGCCCACGCGATATCGATGCCAGTCTGCTGGCCCATCAGTCCTCCTGTGGGGCGGTGACTGCAGCGACCGCGGCCGCGGTCACCCTCGGGCCGGCGTGATGCCGTCGGCACACAAGCCACGACGTGCCGGACACAGGCTTGCCGCCCCAGCGCCAGCAGCCGTGCACGTGGCAGTTGTGACGGCGCACCAGGGCCGCCACGAGACTGACGTAGCCGAGGTCGGCGCCGATGCCGGACCAGAACAGGTACGCGGCCCCAGAGGGGTCGGTGAGGCCCATCCACTGGGCGAGTAGATGCATCATGGGGCGCACCTCCGATCCGCAGTCTGCATGTAGATGTAGATTCCCCGATCATGGTCATGCTAGGCGATCTGCTGCACCCGCATCCAACTGTTCTGCCGCATCGTCGTCGCAGTTGCGCTCGAGGTGTTCTGTGCCCACTGCAACTTGAGTGTCCCCGCACTGGAGATGACCAGCGACCCGCCAATGAACGCCGTAAAGAACGTCCCTCCAGAGGTGCCGATCGCGGCCGTGCTCCCCAGCGACGTGGCGGCCGCACCCAGCTGATTCGTCGCTGCCGTGCTGATACCGTGCACACCCCAGATTGCGCTGCTCGTCGTCCCGGTGTACTGCATCGTCATTTTCAGGTCGGACGACCCGATAGTGCCACCGAAGTAGTTCAGGAACAGGTCGAAGACGAACGTCCCGCTGCTCACAGCGATGACGCACTGCAAGTCGGTGTCGTCGACCAGCACCGTGGACGACGTGACAGCCTGCAGCGACGGCTTGATGGCGAAGAACGGTTGCATGTTGGCCAGCTCAGTGGCTGTGATCTTCTGCCCGGCCGCCCACGGGACGAACTGCGTTGCTGACATCTGGTCCTCACATGCTCGTGATCGCGGGCTGGTAGAGCTGCACTGCCGTGTTCTGGGCCTGCGGCTTGATGACGCCGTTCACGCTGCGGGTGACGTTGAACGTCTGCGGCGACGTCGACCCGGTGACGCTAGTGACGGTCATCCGCTCACCGCCCACCATGACGTCGAACGGAGCGTCCCCTCCCGCAGCCGACCACAGCGGGCTGCTAGCGGTAGTGGTGGCCACCTGCAGCGATGCGGCTGTCGCCGTCACCGGCGCGGCGAGCGTCGACCCGTCGGTGTCCGCCCGGCCGAACGTCGCATCGTCGGACACCGCGACCCGCCAACCCGACTCGGGCATGGTGTTCCATTTGATCGAGTGGAGGAACTGGTCGAACGTCTCCGTGTAGCCGAGCACGATCGCGCTGATCGTGTCCGGTGGCAGCCAAGCAGGCGGGTTCGCGATCGTCAGCCGGTCCCCGGGCATCAACGCGAGGGCGTTCTGCCTGAGCGTCGCCGACGACGTGATCTCCGTCCGGGCCAGCTGCAGCGACACATCCGGGTACCGCGGCTCGGCCAGCGTCCCCATGTACAGGCGCCGCCCGGCCTCGTCCGCGGTCTGCGCATCGGACTGCACGTTCACGGTGATGCTCGTGGCGTACGTGCCCACCCCGGCCGGTGGCGTCTGGTTGTTGAGGGTGCCGGTGCTCTGCACGGCGCGCGTCGAGGACCCGTTGAGGCGGGTGACGGTGATGTCGTTGCGCGTGTACTGGTCGTCGTCGACCGGCGCCGGGACCTCGGACAGCTGCCCCAACGAGTAGTCCAGCGCCAGCACCGCGCTGGCCTGGTTCTCAACCGTATCCCGACAGCGATACCCCAGCCCGAGGCGGTCCGTCAGCTCGAACAGCAGGCCGCCGTCGACATCAACGCACTCCTGCAGTAGGTCGAGGAACGCCCCACTGTGCTGCGGGCCCATCGCGGGGCCGATATTGAAAGTGACGCCGCTGAGCACAATGTGCGACGGCATGTTGATGTAGTTGCACAGCCGCTGGAAGCGGACCGCTGCCGCCTCTCCGAGGTTGCCCTGGTAGTCACTGAACGAGACCACTGGGTTGGTGGAGACGGCAATGTGTCCGACGGCCGTGCCCGTCAAAGCCCCTGCCGGCGCCACCCGCACCGAGACGAAGCGCCCTGCCGTGTACGTGGCGCCCTGGATGAACACGGTCACGTCGCTGTTGGAACCGCCGGAAACCGTCTGTACGTCGAGCTGCGCGTACACGTTCGTCGCGTCCGCCTGCAGCACGGTCAAGCCCACTACGACTGGGACGCCGTTGACGCTGACCGCAGCCGTTCCGGTGTCCAGTTGAAGCGTGCCGCTCGCGTCGCGACCGCGCACGCCGAGCTGGCCTCCGCCTGTGCTCACATAGTAGAGCTCCCATGTGAGCGACCCAGTAGTGCCGATCGACAGGATTGCTTGGCTGGACTCGCCACCCGACGGAATCGCAACGTAGCAGGTGATGCCGCTCTGACTTTGCGAGCCGGGTGTGTAGGTGGGGATGTGGCCGGTGGCGCCCGTACCCGTCGTGAACGAGGGCAGCGCGTCGGAGGCGGTAATCGTGGAGTAGGTGGCCAGCGTTGGGCTGCCGGTGATGCTCATCGGCGCCACGCCGGTCACCGCCGATGCGAATTGCGATGCCCCTGACGCGTCCTCCATCGGCCAGTACGCGAACGCCTGACGGCCTGGCGACGGGTTGGCCCAGTACACGTACGGCGCCGACCGCAGCGGCGCCTGCCCGGTCCCGAGGCGCCGCAGGACCCCCGACGCCTGGATGTCGACCCATGCGTCGTTGCCGGTCGGGTCCCACGACTGCGGCCACGAGCTGACTTCGCCCCAGAAGCGGACGCTCTTGCCGTTCCCCGACTGCACACTGATGCGGCACGGCGTGTTCTTGTCGATGATCCCGTAGTTCGGGCCCAACGGATTCCGCGGGGAGAAGCGGCCGTCGCGGTTGTTCAGCCGAAACGACGCCGTGGCCGGATTCGGCTTCTGCGTCTCGTCCGGCTGCCCACGCGTGATCCGGATGCCCTGCTGGTAGCGCACCAACTGCAGCGCTGTCACATCCACCCAGCCACCCAAGTACAACTCCACCTGCGGCAGCCCCGACGGCTGCTCCCCGCTGCCGCCCGTCGGACCCGTGATGGCGCCGAGCGGGCCCGGGCGGTTGTGCATACGCCGCTGCCACGCCATCACCTGAGGTGCGACACCGCCCACGGAACCCTCCCTCTACCTGTAGATGCGGACCATCACGGCACGGCTATGCGTCACTCATCCCATACGACCCAGCAGAGCAGGTTCACCGACGCCGCGAACGTCGCCCGCACCCGCAGGAACTTCGACACCGCCATGATCGGCCGCTCGTCCGGCATGAACTGGTAGTCGTAGTTCATCGACTGCGCGCCCGCCGTCGCCGACACCTGGTCGGCGTCGAACGTCCGCACTGCGGTCGTCGACCCCTCCACGGTGGCCGTGAAGCCCGTCGCGGAGGTGCCCAGGGTCATCAGCGACGCGGGCGCGTTCGGGTCGAGCGGCTGCACCCCGGACGCGGAGTGCGCGGTCACCGTGGCCGCGACGTCCGTCTGAATCAGCTCGATCAAGCCCGTGCCCGATCCGGGGGGCGCCGACAGCGTGTACCCCCACGAGATGAGCTGCATCTGCCGCGTGGACGGTGTGGCGATCTGCAGCATGGTCTTGATGCTCGTACCCGTCGCGACCGCCACGATCCCCGCGGTGGTCTGCATCGGAGCGTTGAAGCACTTGTAGCGGTGCATGTGTCAGTACCCCTGTCCGAGAGCTGTCTGTACGTTGCCGCCGCGGACACGCACCGCATTGCGGAGGATCTTCAGGAGCAGCTGGTCGAGGTCCGAGCTGCCCGCGTCGATGACCAGCTCGATGCGCTGGCCGCCGCCGCTGGAGAGCATCTGCCGGGTCTGCCCGGCCGGCGTCACGGAGCTGCCCTGCGGCAGGCGGACGAGCTCGGGGCCGCGTTCGCCGACGAGGACCATGCCGGAGCGGCCGCCGCCCGAGGCTGCGGCGGATACGACGCCGCCCGCCGCGTACCCGAAGCCGGTGGTGGAC